CACGATAAGTCAGCCTTATCATATGTGAGAACTGAGGTGAGCAACGACATCAGGCCGGCAAGCGCCGACACAGACAACACCTGCACCCAATCCACCTCAATAATGCCTGCAGCGGTCACACCGATTGTCGCCATCATCACCTGTGCAACGGTTTTCGCGGCACGCTCCCCAGCGAAACCCCAATACGCTTTCAACTTATCCATCCTGATTCTTCTCCTTCGATATGTCTTCCCAAGCGGCCCCAAAAATGTATGAGGTCAGTATCAAACTTATCAGCGCAACCCCACCCGTAATCAGGTCGCCGTAACCGAGCCGGTCAGTCATCACAGCGAATACTGAAGCAACAATCATGGAGGTGCCGATAGCGAAGGCCGCGAAAATGTATCTACGGCGTATCGCCCAGTTCGGGTTAGCCCTCATGTGAGTATCGCCACCAAAGGGCTGATGACTGCTGCCAAGAATCCAAACACACCAATCGCCTGCCACATCCGCTGCTCAAGTTTGCGAATCCGCAACTCATGATCCTCAATCTTCGCCTCTGAGTCAGGCAGTGAGTTAGCAATCTTCTCCAATAGGCGGCCCTGCCTCTGGACTTCCAAATAAATATCCCGCATTGACACCTTTACACTCGCGGTTTCTAAATGCTCGTCAGTCATAGCGACCCCTCATTCAGTTTGCGCTGAACCGTAGACCAAGTGGAACGCCCCCACACACCATCCGGGGTTACACCGATACGCTCCTGCACAGCCTTCTTGGTGGGCACGTCAAGCCGCCCGGTGCGAGGAGTTCCCACCCAGCCCTGAATCGCCCGGTAAGTCATAGACCCGGCAACACCATCCACCCGGCCCTCATAGAAACCCTGCTCCTGCAACCATGTCTGCCACTGTTTCCAAGTGGGCTTATCTTCACGCCCCGACACTGTGAGGGTGGACACTGCGGCGTTACCGTTCAAATATGGGGTCGGGTCAACATCAGACCCCCACATCTTGTGTTTGCGAACCTCAAAGTGCAAGTGAACCCCGGTGCTGGAGCCGGTAGTGCCCGAGGTGTAAATGAAAGTTCCAGCCTCAATCCTCTGCCCCACACGCAACTTAGTGGCGTGAGCCCCATGATAGTAAGCGGTGTGAACTTCCCCATGATCAATGACAACAGTGTGACCGCCACCTTTAGGGCTCCACCCGATATGAGCGACAACACCAGGCGCAGCGGAAGTGACCGGGAAAGTACCGGCAACATCAAGACCCCGGTGCTTAGTCTGCCTGGCAGTAATCGGGTGCTTCCGCATCCCATACTTGCCGTTAGGGTTCACCGTAAACCCGTCAGGCCACGGCTTCTGAAGTTTCACGCGCTACACCGCAGGAGGAACTACAGGAGCAACCCAGGCACCATTCACATAAGTCCAACCAGTACCCAAACCAGGCATAGGGTCAAGGCCGGTCACATCAACAGCGATACAGCCGGTGAGGGTGATGAAGTTTTCATTGAAGTCATCTTCAGGGTCAGGCACAACACAAGTGCCGTCATAGGTTGCAAGCCAACCGGCAACATCTTCTGACCTGAAACACAGGGCGTTCACAGGCTGAGTGTTTTTGACAAGAATAACACTGCTCATTTTTGACATTGTTCTATCTCCTAAGCCGCAACATATTCGACAATAACTTCACCGCGACCCCCAGCGCCACCACTATTGCCTCCAGCGCCACCAGTTCCGCCAAGACCAACAGTAACGCTGACAGTGGCAAGGCCCGTCAGATTGACGTAGGCAGTCACCTTGCTTCCACCAAGACCAGCAGCGCCGGTTTCATCAGCCGTGGTGTTTTGGGCACCCATTCCGCCGTTGCCGGCGGCGTCACCAGCCTGGCCCGCAGTACCATTCGTGTTTACTTTAGCGCCTAATCCACCCGCACCACCAGCAGCGGAAGGATTACTACCAGCGCTGAAAGTTGTTGTCCCGCCAACAGCACCAGTACTACCTGGGCTTGCGGCACCACCGCCAACACCACCCACACCAATCACAGTGACCCGGACAATAGGTGAACGCAAAGCCGGCACAGTCCAAGTCGAAGTTGCAGTAATCGCAGTCCCAGCAGTAAACCCGGTCTGAACATCCTGCCAATCCGTGTTATACACCTGCAACCTGTCCACATCTTCCAGATAGGACATCATGCCCTCAACCGGGGAAGGAATCGCAGAACCGCGAGCCGCAGTCCCAGCAAAAGCCATGACGGTTTGATCGGAAACGACATTGAGTTCTGCCGCCGTCAAAATCTGGCCCGCTACGAAAACTTCTCTAGTCACAATTCTCCTTATTAGAAACCGAGAACACCGGCATCATCATCAAGTTTACCAAACACCGCATCATCCAGGATGAAGAACGCAAACGGCAACTCCTCAAAACTGAACGACACATAATGCGAATCCACCGACACGTCATGCGACACCCCAATAATCCGGTTACGAATCGAAATGGAAGTGCCCACCCGGTTAGGTGTAAACCGAACATCCGCCTGATCGCCCAACTCCAACCCCAACACGGAAGTCTGCTGCTCCGAGGAGAGCGCCCGCATATTCACGCGGATACGCTCAATCCGATACTCAGGCACCGCGTACCGGGCCACAATGTAATCCGCCAACCCCTGCAAATCACCCAAAATCAGGAGGGTGTCTTTGCTCACCGCCGTCACACCATAAGTCACCTGTGAACTCGCATCCACCGCCGTAGCAGTACCGGCAGCCGAAGTCACCGTCACATCATTAGCAAGCTGCTCAGTACCGTAAACAATCTCAATACCGTCATACGGGATACCAATGTCATCACCAAATATCACCGCGCTCGACACCGGCTGGATAAGCCGTTCACGGAACACAACCTTCCCATCCTTAGACATGAAAATTAGTCCCGCCTCAGACTCCTCCACAGTCTGCAAATACGACAGGGCGTTACCATCGACATCACCGGCAAGCAAAGTGGTGTTTCCAGTATCAATGTCCCGGTCAAGGGCGGGCCAAGCGATGCTCAACTGGTCAAGCACGCGCTCCACACGCGCCCCAGAACCCTCCTGAACCGCAGAACCCCCAGCGTTCTCCTCACGAGCAAACAGTGAGAAAGCGTCAGACCCGTCAAGGGAAGCAACCGAAATCCCATCCATCGAATAGGTGAAGTTCCAGTCATCCGCCAACCCCGTAAACACCGCAGTACCGTCAGCCAACACCCGAACAGGTTTCCGAGGCACCACATAAGACCCATACTCCGCCCCACTATTCAACGGGTCAAACGCACGATCCTCATTCCGCAACGACACCGAAACCCCGCCAGCATTAGTGCGCTCCAAATCCCGTGAACGCCCCCGATTAGTAGACACCGAAATGAGCGAATCCGTCACATCCACATACGAAATACCACCATCAAGAATGCCCGAATCCAGCAACCCCAACACCGGGTCATCCAGGGTGAACCCGTTGAAAGACCCCAGCTCAACAGTGACCGACATTACGCGCTCGCAAACACTGGGCCAGAAACACGCTCATAACGCTTGATAGCGTTCACAATCTGCTCACCAACCTGAGCCCCATTAGTACCCATACCCGCAGTCACATTGATAGTGATGTTCGCCCCACCACCCATCGAACCAAGACGGTCATTCGGCACAACATTCCCGCCACGCCCCGGCATAAACAACTCCGGCCCCATCTCCCCCACAAGGTAAGGCAGGCCACCCGTAGCGCGCCCACCATTAGCAAGCTCACCAAACCTGCGCCCCCCGGTGACAGTCTGAGAAGGCAACTTCCCACCACTCAGGCTGAAGAAGTCTTTCAAAGCATCGAAAGCGTCATTGATTGCTTCCGACAATTTGACCCACGGCGTAGCAAGCGCCGTCACAACACTCTCCACAACACCTGCCGCAATCTTGAAGTTCTCCACCGACTTAATCCACCCCCATTGGCCTTCAGTCACCTCATTGATGGCACCTGCCAAACCCTCATTCCCGAACAACCCAGTCAACAAGTCAATAAACCAAATCAGGCCAGGGATTATCGAAATGAGCAACGGAATCAACTCAACAACCATCTCAGTCAACGGAGGAATCAGCTCCAACAGTGAAGGCACAAGCCGAACCATAGAATCCACAAATTGCTGAAACAACGGGCTCTCCGGCAGGTTCGCAATACTATCCAGCAACGACTCCAACACGCTCGCACTTTCGGGAATCTCCAACGCCTCTTTCAACGCCGCACCAACCGGCCCCAAAGCCTCAGTCAAACCAGCCCAAGCCTCACCGAAACCTGCCAACAGCAGTGGAAAATCTTCCTCGAAGAACTTCGTCAACGGTGGCACAACATTGGTAATGAAAAACTCAACAAACCGTTCGAAGGTAGGAATCAGCGCAATACCAATCGTTTCCTTTATCTGCTCCAACCCCAACCGGAACCGATCCGAATACAAGGCACCAGCCTCCGCCGCACCACCATATTGCGACTCAACCTCAGTCAAAATCAAAGCCTGCGCGTCAAGCAAGCGGTTCGACTCAACAAGGGTGCGAATCTGCTCCCTCTGCTGATCGGTGAACGTAGTTCCACCACGCGCCAAAGCCGTCACACCCTTTATCGGGTTTTCCAACGCCTTACCCAAAGCAATCGCCTGAGCAGAAGCATCCTTCTTCAACACCATCGCCATATCAAAAGCGGCCTTCGTAGCCCGGTCAAAAGTGCCACCAGCCTGCCCAGCGGAAGCACTCAAAGCCTTGAACGACAACAGTTGCGCCTGCACAACCTTGATAACCTCAGAGTCCACACCAATACGCAACTCCTGAGCGTTAGCAAACGCAATCAAGCGCTTGGTTACCGAATCAACCTCACTACCAAAAACGCCCGTAGTCTTCGCAACCTGGCGCAACACGGCCTCAGACTGTTGAACCTCCTCAGCCATACGAACGGTTTCAGCCGCAAAGTTACCGATAGCGCGAATAGCGAACGCACCTGCCACGAGCGTACCAATGCCGACAAGCGACTTACTAAACCCGCCCAAAGCACTCTGAGCCTGCCTGATACCAGTCGGGTCAAACTTGCTAACGACTGGAATGTCAATAGAACCGCGACTCACCTAATCCTCCTATTTACAAGCGCCATATACTTTTCAATAACCCGCTGCGCGATAGAGGTCACTTCATCACGATCATCCTTAGCCCTGGGAATAACAAAACGACCCAGGCCATCAAGAACGGGTGCCCGACCAGCCAAAGCACTTACAAGACCACGGCCCTGCGCTGTTCTGCCCTGGCGCATACGCTCAACAAAATAGAAACCGCCCAAACCTTTACGCCCACGAAACCCCATAGAAACCACCGGATAAAAACCCGGCTTTAGAGTCCTAGAGCCCAGCGGCACCTTTACCGTGGCGTTCACCGGCCCCCAACGCCGACCATCTGCACCCTTTGACAAGTTAGAAACCGGCGGCTGACTCGGAATGTTATTCTTTAGCTTCGTAGCAAAAGGCTTCAGGTCATCCCGCATCTCCTTCTGGAGAGTCTTTCGCAAGTTGGGGTCTATCTTCTTCAGCTCAGAAAGCAACACCCTAACATCGGAAGCTCTAACACTGAACTGGGCGGGCATAATACTTCTATTCTACCGCTGGCCCCGCTTACCGCTTTGGGCCTGAGCCCGCGCAATCAAGTAACGTTCGATAGTCCACAACATGCGAGGCTCAAGTTTCATCAGCTCCAACGGGCTAATCCCCGTTTCACAAGCTAGGGCAGCAATCTCCCAGTGAAGGCTCGATTCACCGAGCCCCTTTATTTTTTTTCAGCAGCCTGCGAAACCATCGAAACAGACTCAACCCACTTCTCAAACTCGTCAGTGGTCTGCCCGGTACGCTTCAGAGCGTGCCACGCCAGAAAGAACATGTGCGTCAAACGCACGTCATCCCCCAGGCGGGCAACACTCAAATCGAAGCGTGCCTCGAACGCGATCAGGTCGGCAGCAATAGCCGAACAGTCAACGCTTGTTTCGTCAATGAAAGTAACTTGTAGGTTTATTGGGTTCATTGTTTACGCGGTTCCTCTAGTCACGGTGCCATCAGCCAAAGGCCATGTTACCGAAAGAGTAGCCAAATCCCCAACCGAAGAAGCGAAGGGCTGGTACTCGGTGACAAGGAACACGCCAGAATATGACGGGTTCGTTGCCGACACAGCGGTGCCGTTAGGAACGACAACCACGGTTGCGTTGCTTCCAAGAAGCGGGAACAGTGTTGCATCCACGGCAGCCGTACCGAAGTCCTGGTGGAAGTCGAGCGAAACGGAAGCATCGCGAAGGCCCGCGATTCTTTGGACATAGGTGTCAGAAAAAGCGGTGGTTTCCTGCTCCGCTGCACTGACATCGAAAGTCACTGCGGCAATAGCAGACGAAAAATCCGCCCCATTTATTTTGATGTTGTAGTTAACTGCCACGAACTTTGGCACGGTATCTCCTTATAGTGCGAACACGGTCACAGCGAAATCCGCTGATAAATATGTGATATCTCCAATTGTAACGGAGGTGATGTTAGTCATCTCAGCGACCCTGGTATCGAAAGCGTTGCCCCCAAGTGTGCGATCCGATTCAATCGCAGTCTTCAGTGAACCCGAGCCAGTGCTGATAAGCGCATCGAGGTTCTGCTGTGCCTGCTTAGTGGCGAGCCTTCCGAAAATGACAGTGACCACGAAACTGTATTCCGTCAGCCCCTTCTTGAAAGCCTGGTTGTACGAAACAGAGCCCAACTGCACCACCGCAGCCGGCATCATCGGGTCGTCAGGAATATCCGCGTAGGTTCGCAACCCGGCAATCGTGCCCATGTTGGTTGCGAGGCCCGCCCGCATAAGGCTGATGCTCACGCGAATCGAATCTTCCGGTAAGGCTGAATCAGGCGTTCCACATCAGGGTCAAGCCTGCCAACCCGCACCACACCAATGTCCGAGAACCCCAGCACACCCGTTGGGGACTCGTAACGCTTATACGCCCGCAGTGAGGAAAGAATCGTTGCCTGTTTGATAGCGGTAGGAATCGAAGCAAAGCCGAAGCGTGCCACGATCTGAACGGAAGCCTGCCCCGCATTGATGTCGCGAGGCTCATAGATAGGCCACAAGTAGTCACCGACAGCACGAACCCTGGTGAAAGGTGTGGCAATCCCACCAGCCAACCCATTCAACGGCTCCAACTGGTAATCAGTGGTTGCCCAAGTCTGGTCGAACCCGCCCTCACCCGTAGTATCCGACTTGATAGAAGTCACCGAAATAATGTCATCGGTTTCCAGCAAGTAAATGTTCTCAGGAATATAGATACGGGTTACAGCGGTAGCACCAGTGTTGAAAAACACGCGCTCAGTGTACGCATCAATGTCGCGGGAACTCGACTCAATCGCAGTTTCCAGCAACGAGTCATCAATGTTGTCGGTGATACGGGCCGCAGCCTTCACCTCAGCAAGTGTTGCGTATGCGTTTACTAGCGCCATAAAAATCCTCCAACCACCATTCTACCGCCCGGCCTCCCACCCGTTCAGTCTGCGCCGTTCCACACTCCACGAGCCCGCCCCAAAATCGTCACGCGCAACCTTCTCCGAATAGTGTGCCTGGTTCGAGGTGAAGGTTCTGGAGTTTTCACGCGACAAGCGTTCATCAGACCGGATGGTCGAACTGTTGTCATGGATCATCGGCACCTCGAGCCGGCGAACCGTCACCCCTGCGTGCTCAGCCCTGCGCTGATAATCGTTATCCTCAAAATAGGCGGGAAAGAAACCCTCA